GTTCCTTTTGGTTCTCGATGAACTGCGCCAGAGCAGACCGTCGGTCGAGTTCGCGCAGCGTCTTCTGCCGCAGGTCGAATCGCTCCAGTATCCGGTCGATCTGATCGAGATACTCTGGATCGATGTTTTTGCGAGTGCCTTCCTTTGTGAACTTCTTCAGGTAGGCAAGGCCGCTCTTCACGTTGTCGAGAGCCTCTCCCGCAAAACGTGCAGCGTAGTTGTTGACTAACTGGTTGCGCTTCTCCAGCGCAGCCTCAGCCAACTTGCCGCGCTTCACGGCACGGTCAGCGTTACGAGCAGCACGAGCAGCGCTGCCGCTGTACTGGCTGACGCGAACGTCGCGGATCTTCAGGCGGTTCACCACCGAACGAGCGAATGCCTTTGCGGCACCCGGCAACGTACGCTGTCGTCGACCACCGACAACCACACTCGCAGCCATCGCCTGCTCAAGGGCAGACAGTTCCGTCTCGACCATCCGTGTCCGGGCGTCGTTGGCAAGTGCAGCGTTGACCGCATTGTTGCGACCCTCTGCTGTCGACAGGTTCGAGAAGTCACGCAGCATCCGAGCGTCGGTCTCGGCATTGATCGCTTCGTCCGGGGTCGGCGATGCGAGGATGGCGCGGATCAACTCGGAACCGCTGGAGAACCCGAAGGTCTCCGCAACCACGTCCGGGTGTTCGCCGCTGACTCCCTTCTTGATATCGGCAGGGCCAGCCACCATTCTCAGTTTCCGCAACTGGGCGACAACTTCCTTGCTGGCCGTGACCTGCTCGACGTACTCGGGATCGAACCGGCTTGTCGGCTCCGCATTCGGGTCGTCAGTGAGGGGGCCAGTCAGGTATGACCATGCCCGGTAGACCGGCTGAGACATGATCTCCGGCCGTACCGCAGAGCGTACACTGCGCCGGGTTTCCTTCTCTTCCTTTTGCAGTTTCGTCAATAACCGACTACGAGCGTTTTCCAGCCACTTCATGTCTTGGATCGACTTGGCGGCTAGGTCGCTAATCGCTTGCTGCGTAGCGGCCTCTCCTTGCGCCTGATAGGCATTCCAGTCGACACCAAACTTCTGGGCTTCGGCTTCGGTCTTGAACAGCATGCCCATAGACTGGGCGGCTTCCCTTGCTTCGATCTCCTCCTGCGTGGCCAACAGGCGGTCGAACACAGCGCGAACCTCGTCGTTGAGTTCGGCTTGCATCGCCTTACCGAACGACACCTCGCGACCGAAGGTGGCCTTGGCGCGTTCCATCAACGACCGATAGACAGACATCAGCCACGAGCGGAAACGGTCGAACATCGGTTGCAGTTCGGTCGATGGCGCTTTGCCTTCTGCAAGGTACACCTCGAAACTACGGGCGAACCGTTCGTGACTTGGGCGCTGCTCGTCGACCGACATGTTGAGCCAAGTGTCGAACTGGTTGGTCTCAGGCGTACCCTTCACGCCGAACCAATTCAGGATCGTCTCGGCGTCTTTGCGTACGTCAGCAGGGGCATCCGGCCGAGAGGCCAGATTGACCAGCATGTGCAGGTAGAAGTGACCGCTCTCGTGCAGGAACGTCGAAAGATCCTGCGCCTTGGTCAGGCGGATTGTAAGTTCTTCGGGACTGAAAGATCCTCGGACTTCTTGCCCTTCGCCTTGGAAAAGCCGGGGCGCAACTCCTGCGGCACCAACTCCATCACCTCTGCCGACTCCGGCACCCCTTCCGGGTACGCCAGTCTCAGGTAATTGTTCAGCGTAAGAGGAATCCGCTGCCGCTTCATTAGTTCCAGCAGGGGATCTAACCCAAGCGGGATCGGCAATTCCGCCAACCAGTTCCGCGATTTGGTTTCTTGCTTCGGTGACATCGAGTTTTCCCTCAGCGACATTCTGCCATATCTGGTTAACTGCCGCCTTGTTTTTGGCAGTCTTCTGTTCCGGGCGGAACATGCCGCGCACGGCCTCCCATGTAATGGACTGCATCTCACGGGGCAGCAGGCCGACCTGCTCAGCCGCACGGCGGTAAGCCTCGGCATAAATCGAGTACGTGCCGTTCAACCCGGTAATCGCGCTGTTGGCTGGTCCGGGGATAGCAGGCTCTGTAACCTCGCCGGTCTTCTTGTCTTTGACCGCAGCCTTGCCGCTGCCGAAGTTGTGCGAGACTTCGATGTCGTTCGAACCCAACGGACGCAGCAGCGCAGCAGCCACCGCATGTGTGTCGATGGTTACGTCGCCGCCAGAGTACGGAGCGATGATGTTGTTGTAGAACGAGCGCACCTTGTGGTTCGCGCCAATAACCTTTGAGATCTCGTCCGGCGTTTTGGCCTTTAGAATCTCCAGCGTCTTTGCAATCGTGGCGAATGACTGCCATCGCAGGGCGACGGGCTGGCCACCTTTGGTCTGGTCAAACTCGTTCGTGAATGCGCCTTCCGGCGTGATGATACGTGCAACCTGCGGGTTGTTCGCTTCGTCCCATGCGCGAATCCACACAGCCATATCGAGCAACGAGCGGTCCCAGTTCTCAGCGTCAAACAGATCGCGCAGAGTCTTACCTTCAAGGCGCGAGATCTCGTTGACCGGAACATACCCAAGTTCTTTGGATAACTTGCCGCCCCAGTCACGCGAACGAACAAGGTCGGACATCTTGCTGTCCCACGCCACGTCCGAGTTGTTGATGACGGCTTCAAGAATGCGCTCGGCAAGCGAGACGTTCTGGAACCAATCCTTCTGCGGACTAGTCGCGGCGATAACACCGGCTACCTGTTGCGGCTCAATACCGAACCGAGCAGCCCATCGGTGTGCGATGCGGTTACCGCCCACGTACCACATGCGCGAACGATTGCGGTATTCAGGCTTCCAGTTGTTGTGCAGCCATACCAGATTCTCGACCATGTCAGAGATCATCTTCTCGACACGAGTCTCAGGATCTCCGGTAAGCCCAACGAAGTTTGGGTACGCCGACATCAACTCGACGTTCTTCGCTAACTTGGCAGGCTCACGTTTTGCGGTATCCAGATCAGGCTGCAATCGCTCGTCAGCCAACGGATCTTCCGTCACCTTCACCGAAGTCGGCAGGCGCGGAGATACGCGCATTCCAGTCAACGAGTTCTCTTGATCTTGATCGGTTTCTTCAGACACGCCGACTTGTTGGAACTCCGCAGCAGCAGGAAGCGCAAGCAACTGATCAGGGGTGTATTCGTTCAATGCTTCAGGCGTAGTGATTTGGACCGGCGCTGCACCCGGCTCCGTAACCGCAAAGATGCGCTCTCCAGCGTTCAGCCTGTTACGAGCGTCGGCAACATCTGCAACACGAACACCTGAATCTTGCAAAGCCTGACCGATATCAACTTGTTCAAACTCACCACGGCCTGCGCCGAGAACACGCACTCGCTGTTCACCGAACAGTTTGTCTGCGGTCGTCCCCATGCGCTGCGCCATGACGTGATAGAACGTCGAGGTCAGCAGGGCGTAGTTGTCAGCGACGTCTTGCGTCACGCGACCCGTAGCCATCAGTTCCTGAGCGACGGTATCGCGCACCATCGTTCGTGCTTCCTGCGCGGCAGACTCGTTCTCGCTCTGCGCCAGTACAGTCTCGACCTCGGCACGGAGTTGTTCGCCGCGAGTGCTAACGTATTCCTCTGCCTCCTTCTGGCTCATGCCGTTCGGATCGACGCGCATGTCAGGCAGCAGCGGTGACAGTTCCTGATTGAACCTGCCCATTACCTCAGCGGTCGGGATGCGGATCATGGTTCCCGCGCTGGCCTGCTCTAACTGAGCCGCTACGGTCGGCGACTGCCCAGCCAATACCTCGGCAAGGCCAGACTCCATAAGCGTCTGAGAATCGATATACAGCGACTCTACGGGCGAATCCTGCGTGACCGTCTGCAAGAATCCCTCGAATGTGTCTACGTCGCGCTCTCGCACCACAGATGCCTTGGCTAAGGTATCTAGTTCACGCAACAGATCGGCAGTCTCAGTGGCTTGCTGCGAGTACGTGTCGCGCTCCAGCAGCATGTTGACGCCCTTGGTAACAGCGACGTTTCCGCCGACACCGACAATCGTTGCTACCAGCGTTTGAACCGCAGCAGCAGGGCGCTCGGCAAGATACTCTTTAAAGGGCTTCTCAGGGTTAAGGTTTGCCCATTCGTTCAGATCTTGCAGGGCGGTCGCGGCTTGTTCACCGGGAATCTCCAGCAGGATCTGCTTGCCGAGAATGTTTCGAAACGATTCATCAACCTTTAGGTCTTTGAATAACTGAAAGACTGGAGCCTTTTCAGTCCAGTATTCAATTAAACCTTGCAAAGTCGCGTACGGAGCAGCCTGTGCATAATCCAACTGTTCACGAGCCTTGACGTATTCCGCGCCTGTAACTGACGCAGTCATCAAATTTAGCGCATACTTTGGATTGCGCGTAGCAAGGCCAGCGGCCAATGCAGGCAACTGCTGCCCAATCGTTTTTAAGCCATCGTAGATGCCGCCAGAGATCGGGCCACTAATGGCCTGCTCACCAGCCACAAATTCAGCAAACCCTTCTTGCGCTTTAGCCTGTTCAGCAAAGAACTGTTCAGCAGCGCCGCCAGTCGAGAATAGGGTTGCGGTCGGACTCAGCGCAGCAATGCCAGACTTGTTGACGTAATCACCAATAGTTCGCAGGGAGCCTGCCGCAAGAGACGCAGTACCAAGGATGCCCCCAACTAAACTAGGCGCACCAGAGAGAATTGCACGAGGGACACTTAGCGTCTTTTCAATCAGGCTCATGTTCTCGACATCGTCCTGCACGGATGCAGCGACAACGTCAGGCTGTGAGTTCAGCCATTGCTTCAGAGCCTTGGTCGATTGCACCGTGCCGGATGCACGAGTCAGTTTCTCTTGCTGTGCAAGGTCTGGGTCAGGCTCAAACGGAGTCAGCGCAGGAGGGATGTTGTTGGCACGAGCCTGCTTGACCGATTGCGCGGCCAAGTCAGGATTCGCGTCAGAAACAGAAAGCAGTTTGGTTGAGACATCCTGATCATTCTGTTTGCTTAGCCATTCCTGCAATGTCGGCATTAGAACGTTACTCCATCCAATTCGGCTGAGTACAGAATCTCGATACCACGCGCAAAGTCATCGCTGGTAATGGTCTTGTTCGGCGTCAGCGTAATGCCAATCGAGTCACGAACATCGGGACGTGTCTGGATAATTCGGTACAGCCGCTTCTGATCTTCAGGGGGAATATCCGCATAATTGTAACGGAATCCGTACCGCTGCATGTCCGCTTCGGTTGCCTCAAAACGGCGCAACTTAGTATCTCCGCTCCAGAATCCGCCAGAGTTAATCAATCGACCTTCGCGCAACAGATCAAGGCCAATCTTGCGAGTCTCGTTCAGCGTCAATGCGCGGCCTTCTTGTTCGGTCTTAGCAACAATCGCTTGAATTAACTGTGACTCAAAGTTGGCCAGTTCAGTAGCCTGCGGAGTTCCTTCTTTCGGCGTAACATCAATGCCAGCAGAAATCAGGTTATTTCGCAAAGACTTGATGGTCGCGGCAGAAACCTTGGCCGCTTGCTGTCCTTGCAGGTCAGCCTTGCCAGCAGATCCGCGCCGAGTCAGTAGAGAGTTGTACTGACTTGCAGATAGGACCGTACGCAGGCTTTCACTATTCTGATCAAACTCGCGCATAAATGCGGTCGGATCGTCTGCGCTCATCACGAACAATCGAGTGAATTCAGCATCGTCGCCCTGCACGTTTCCGTTGTTCGTAGCGAAATTGCTCAACGTCTGCAACTGGCCTTTCCCTTTCGCCCAGTTGTACAGATTCGGCGGCATGTCAACGATAGGCTTGCCGGGATTCTGCAAGATCCACTCTTGTGCGCGGCCAGACATCGAGTTGTTAAACTCGGTTTCGTTGGCTTTTGCTGCGGCTTCATTGCCATTGATTCGCGTTAAAGTTTGGTCGCGCACATCAGCGGTAATCTTGCCAGCACGATACATGTCGTCCAGTTGTTTGCGCTGACTAGAGAACGACAGTTTTTTGTCAGCCAATTCAAGCGACAACTTCAGACTGGCATCGCGAGTGTCAGCAGTCTCAACCGCATTCTTCAGTTGCGCGGAACGCTCAGCGCCAAGTTGGCCTTCGTACTTACCGCCCTTGTCGAACTGCTTCATGTACTCTTTCACGAAGCCGAAGTTGTTGTTGCCAACCGCAGCAGCCAGTACCGAGTTGTGCGCCTCGGCAAGCGATGCGTTGACCAGAGCGACCTGCGCGTCGCCCTTGATGCCTGCGCTGTTTGCGTAGTTCACGGCATTGTTGCGGATACGATCCAGAGACAGCGCAACAGACGCAGGGTCGTTGTACGTCGTCGCAGCAGCAGCGGACTCGGTCTTCACTACGCCTTCGAACGTCTGCTTGTTGTACGCATCCGTTTCGTTCAGGACGTGGTTACGCAACGTCGACTGGTACTGCGCGTTCGCAGCAGCAGCCCGTCGCTTGAACAAGTCACGCTGGCGCTCGTTCTGTAAACCGGACGCAGTCTCCTCGATGGACTTATCAAAGTCGTCGACGTACTTACGCATGAAGTCAGCCGATACAGCATCAGCAGACTTCTTCGACAGGAACCCTTCGTTCGGGTCCATCATCAACTTGGTTTGCGTCTCGCGTAGTTTGTTAAAAGCGTCTTCAGCCTTGACAGTGTCGAGCCGCTCAAACATCTGAGCAGCAGTGTCGGTCAAACTCTGTACCGCTTGAATCGCTTGCGCGGTTGATCGGCCAGCCTCGGCGATACCTGCCCCGCTCGGCGTGACAAGGTTCGGCGCGACCTGCTGTCGATAGAATTCAAGTTTGGCCATGATTTATCCTCAACCTCCGCCCATGCTCCATGAGGCGGGGTTTAATCCACTAGTTCCGCCGCCGCCACCGAACGAGCCGCCACCGGCAGCGTATCCCTTCGCACCAGCAGCGGCCACGCGCAGCAATCGTTGCGCCCCTGTCGGTTTAGCAGCACGAAGCAACTTGGCTTCTTGGCGTATCGCAGACCCTTGTACGCGGCCGCTGTAGCCCATCATCATTGCATCCAGTTGCGCTCTTGTCGCAGATTGTCGGTAGAGATCCGTGAATGTCACGTTACTAGACAAACCTTCTTCTTCAGCAGAAGCGCGTAGTTCACCAAACTGCCTTTGTTGCTGGCTAAGCAGCATCTCTTCCTTCATCCCGGCTTCTGCTTCAGCCGCGCCAGCAGCGACATCCTTGACTCGTGCCTGACCTTCCAGCGTCGCCTTTTCAGATTCGACGGCGGCTAGTTCGGCACCAGCCGAAAGCGCAGCAATAGCCCATGAAACTGGATCAGCCATGACTCACTCCTTGACCAAGGAATACATGTACATGTGTCGGTCGCCCATGAAGTTACGCATCGCCAGCGGGGTCTCCAGCCGAAAGCCTAAGATCCGCGCCCATTGGTGTGCCGCTTCAAAGTCTTCGTCCACGTACGCCTCGATCCTCTTTATCGAACAATCTTTCAGAAAATTACGAACAGCCCGGTGCAGCGACATGAAGCAGTGCGGGATGTCTCCCGCCAACAACGACCATGCCATGCCACGTCCGGCCCACAACTCAATCACACCCGCACACGCGATGACGCGATCACCCGCGAACACCGTATACGCAGGACCAGCGTCCGCAAATGTCGAGCCGTAATCCGGCTTCATCACATGCGGACTCAAATACGCCTGTGCAGGTTGGAGCGTCAGCCGTTTCAAATGCTCAGGCTCAAACTGCACCACCTCAATCATCAACCAGCCGTCTCCAGTTCTGGATACAGCGCCACCACCGTCAGCGGCAGCGGCTGGTCAGCCACAACCCAGATCCGACCGTCTGTCTCGTAGCCGCCCGGAAACGCCAGAACATCGGTGTCGCCGGTCAATGTCGGTGGCACCTCATCAAGCAGGTCGTTTCCACGGCGATAGATGATCTGGTCCACATTGGACTGGCTCGGGCCAAACTTGCCGCCCAGACTCGCGTATAGCCGCATAGCGAGTTTCTGGATGCGCTTTGTCTTGGCCTGCGCCGTGCCTATGGACGCGCCGGATTCAAGCCTCTGCGTGGCTAGGATTGACGTATACGGCAATCCTACGATTACACGAGCAGCCGGAAACGGCAGCGTCACAGATCCGTTGAGTACGGTCAGGTTCTGCACTTCGGCACCGTCTGCAAGTGCGGATACCGTCTCGCTCTCCAAATGCCACAGCCCGGAGAAGGTCGTCGCGGTCATGCGCCACGTACCCGCCGCAAACGTGTTGGACGGGAATGCAGCGATAATCGTTCCGCGAACCTCGGTTTCAGACACGAACGATGTGATTAAGGCACGGGCTGTGCGCCACGTTTCCATGTCTTCGTCGTAGTACCGTGCGCGAATTTCGCGGCCGACATCCGAGGCAGTAAAGATCGCCTCGTCAGTGCCGAGTTCGTCGCCGTCTTCGGTCAGCAAGATTTCGTCGGCTTCGGTCGACAACTCGTAGTTCGTCGTGACCGTGAATGCGACATTGGTGGTGCCGACTACGTCGGAATCAATACCCGCCGTCAACTCTTCGTTGATCGCAGGGTCATACTCCAGCGCAGAATCGAGGTACACAGCGCCTTGAATGTCGTCGCCGTCTTCCAGACTCTGGGCGAAGTATTCGACGTATCGCTTGGTCGACGTGCCGCTGACTTCGGTCAACATGTAACCGCCGTCTTCAGCGAGGATCGCGCCGCTGTCTTCGGCAAGAATCAGATTGTCGAGATCGTCTGCGACCGTACGCGCAACAACCATCCACACGTCATCAACATCGCCGTTCGGCCCAGAGATAACCTGCACCGATTCAACCTTTGCGTTGTCGCCGCCAATCGGGTGCTGGTGCCAGCCGTAGACGTTCTGCTCTCGATCATAGGTCAGGCCGATCAGGCGACCGTCACCGAGAACGCACCAGATAATATCGTCGGGTTCCTTTTGGTATGCGATGTCGACAATCCCAGACTTGGTGATCTCGGGATACAGGACGTTCATGTCTCTCGGTACATACGCTTCGGTCTGGATGTCGTACCGCAATTCCATGATGCGACGACCGCCGATACGCACGAACAGCGCAGAGTCTTCGACCAGAACCGGGTCGACCTCACGCGAACCTTCAGCAGATTGCAGGTCGAACTTCACGTTCTCAGGTCCAAGCGCTTGACTTGAAATCGCTTCACGAATCGCAATCTCAGATCCACCGGTACCCACGAGCAGCGCGTTACCGGCCTTTAGCCACCGCACCTTGTCGACGTTGCCAATCGCAATCGTCAGGTTCAGCGCATTGTCAGCGAGAATCTCGCCCATCGTGTCCGGTGCCATCGACTCGTAGTCGCCAGACACAGAACCGTAAATGTTTTGTCCGCCAGCCCACCACAAGCGACCGCGCCAGAACGCAGTCTTATAGGGATAGGAGCCGCCCATTCCCTCGCCCCATGCTCCGAGGCGGTACAGCGATGAAGCGCCTGAGGTGAGTTCTGTGGGCGCTACACCGGGGCCGAAAATGTCAGCATCGACATCGGTCGTGCTGTTGACGGCGGTAATCTTCAGGACCACGTATCCGGGGTGCAAGAACTTCCACAACACACCCGTGTTGCCGTCGTAGTCTTGCCCTTCTTCGTGGATAGGACGAACCGCACCAGTAGTGGCCGTGTTCATCGCTTCGTAGAATTTGTTGTTGCTCTTGCGGATATCGCCAGCAGTAATTGATTTGCCGGTCTCCCACTGCGTTGTGGTGATGTTGATCGGCTGCAAACGGATCAGCATTCCGACAGAGTTGGAGTCAAACAGCGGCGTGGTCGAGGTGACGTTGACGTTACCTGTCGTCGCGCTCAGCGTAAACGTGTCAGGCGTCAGCGGCTCTCGCTGAAATGGACCATCGGTCGGCGCATACGTCGCGAACGACCAACTGATGTTTCCCGCTCGGGTCAGTGTGCGCGGCTCGTAGCCTTCGCATCCAATGTACAGAACGTCACCAGACTGCGAGATCGACAGTGCAGGCGTACCTTCAGCCGTGACCAGATCCGCTTCGGTGTACGGCGATGCAATCGTATACACGCGAGAAATGTCGCCATTCCCTGTGTACGCACCGTATGACGTGGTATCAATCGCGACATCGTTCAGATCAAAAAGTTCAAACGTCTTTGCGCCTGCGTTGACGTTGGCAACCTTGACGTATTGCCCGTTGATCTCGGCCATGCCGAACACGCCTTCGATGTAGAACCAGTCTCCGTTTGAAGGGTCAGCGCCGAGGTAGGTCAGTACGCCAGTGGATGCGTTGGTAATGTTGACGATGTCTTGCGCGTCTTCCAGAACCACGCCGCGATCCGTGTAGAACCGCACGTATTGATCGCCGAACTCCAGCACGTAGGCTTGATCGAAAGCAAATTCGAATCGCCTCAACCAGACCTTCTTCCCGGCTTCTTTGGTTTGCAGTACGTACTTCGTTCCCGGTGTGCGCTTGGCTGGGCCTTGCGCTGTCGGGATGAATCGGCGCATGCGGTATGCAGTCGACGGATACTTCTCGTAATCCGTTCTGCCGCTCAACAGCGGTCCAACTTCACCGCCGTTGAAATTGAGTACAGCCGGGTTTGCGTTTGGCATTAGAGCCTCACGCTAATCCAAGTGGTATCCGCGAGGGACTCCGGTGGGCTTTCAATAGCGTTGGAGCGAATCGCATCGCTCAGTGCAAGACGGTAATCACGCAAGGCTGATTCCTTCTTTTGAGATGACTGAGTCAGCGCCTCGCAGACGTTGTACGCCAGAAGCGAAGCGAACGCATCATCGAACGCAGGATCAAACTGGGTAGGATCAGTAACGCGACCAAGGTACCGCAGATTAAGAGGACCACTGTCGTAGGTAAGGATTTTATTCCCTTCAAGTTGGTACTCTGCTCCGCTGCCACTGATCAGGTCAGACAGATCCGGTGCCGGGTAATAGTCCCCGACTTGCAGGATGCGAAGACAATCGGATGGAATCGGATATTGGTTCTCGTATTGGAAAACCGGTGTCTCGACTTCCGCTGCCAGTTGCACACGTTTGACGCAGAAGCGCCAGTTATACGTGCGCTGCAACTTGTCGCGCATCATGTCGTAAATAGCCAAAATCTCACGGGCAGGCTTAGTGTTGTCCGTGAGATTCGTGATCCTCAGATCCCCGACTTTCGTCAGGGCGAGGTTGGCAATGGCGGTATCGCTGCTAGCCACGGGTGACTCCCGAGACTATTAAGCGGGTGGCCAAGTATCCTGAAAGATCGCTTCCTTCAGAACATCGATTGCCAGAAGGACTTCTTGCTTGCTCATGCCGGGGGCAAGGTCCACACGCACTTCAACGTCCGTGGTCGCCGTCGAGGACGATCCTTCGGTGACGTTACGAACGCCTTGCTCACCACGATCAATTCCGTAGAAACGGTCTGCCATGTCTGTTCTCCGTGAAGAGAGGGGCGAGTCCTGTTACAGACCCGCCCCGCTTTATTACGCCGTGTAACGACCGATGAGTTTCACCGTGCCGGTAGCGTCAGCCGCCGCCGTCAATGTGAGAGCCACATCGTAGAACACCGCCGGGTCGCTGGTAAGACCGAGGGCTTCCCACAACTCCTTGCCGGAGTTATCAATCGTGAACACCGCAGCCTCATGCAGAACATCCGTGCCGTTGAGCGCACCGTCCTTGAGGGACAGGGCCGAAGCAAAGAAGTCAGCATCCTGCACAGCGCCGCCGTCTTTAGCGGTGCGATACAGGCCGATGTCCGAGATCGTCGTCGTGCCGATGTCCGGCGAGTAGATACGCAGATCGGTCATCACCGCATTCGAGGGAACGCGGAACATCCGATAGGTTGAGGCGATGCTATCACCAGAGGTAATAGCGGCCGTCGCAACCTCGATACGCTCGAAGCCACCGTCTACACGGGGGCTATTGAGAACGACCGGGGTCGCATCTGCGTTGGTGATAAGGGTTGATTTAACTGCTACAACTGCCATTTTCCTTTACTCCCTTATTCCGCGCACAGGATGTCAACGACCTTCTTCTCTTCCGTGCGCGTGGCACCGAAGGTACCCATCAGATAAATCTGATACGGGTGCGAAGACAAATCGCGACGCTGCGTCACGTTCGACATGATGTCGTTCCACATGCCGAGATGAACACCAGACGGCACCCACACCGGGCAACGACGATACGTTGAACTGAGCGGCAAGCGCTCTGAGTGGATGAAGTTGATGCCCAAGAACTGCATGATCTTTCCGTCCTTCAGCACCGGCGTGTCGCCGTTGAAGTCAGACGAAACAACCTGCATCTGACCGAGAAGGTCGTCGTGCTGCTCGGCCGAGATGGCGCAGTACACCGGCTCAGCGTCGAGATCGACTTCGTTCTCCATCAGGATGCGACGGGCTTCACGCAACTTGTCGACCGTGAGGCCCACGTTGCCAGCGGCAGCGTAGTTCACAGCAACGCGCTGGTTCGACGTGTCGAAACTAGTGGTCGTGCCACCAGACTCGCCCGTCTTGTTGTCGTTAAGCATGCCGGCGATGATCACGTCGTCAAGAGCGCGGCCCATCGCATACAGACCGTTCTGCGTGTAAGCAGACTGCGGGTCAGCAAGGAGACGCAACTTGTCGAAGTTATCGATCAGGTCAGCCCAGTCGAAGTCTTCCGGGAACACCCAACGACGGGCGTTCGGCGTATTGACCGGAACAATCGGGCTGTAGCGGGTCGAAACCGCACGGGCCGAGGTGGCACCGTACTGCGTGACGACTTCAGACGCCTTGCCCTTGTACGAACCCATAGCCACGGTTGACCGCAACTTGGAGCCTTTCTGCTGGAGCAGAATACTGACGTTGGTGCCGTACTGTACGGCATATGCACTAGCAATTTGATCGGACATGATAGTCCCTCCATGAAAACACAAAAAACACTATGTTCTCGGAAGGCTTGTCCGTTGCCGGGGCCGTAATCCTTGCGAGATACGCTCTCACCAAGCGACCGTCTTTCCGGTTGTCAGCGGGGTCTTGCGACTTGCCCGTTCCTGTAAAAAAACCGGGGGTGTTACCCCCCGGCCAAAACAGACCCGAAAAGCGAAGGTCTCTATACAGGAGTTCGAGTTAATGGTACCCCTCGGCTAGCACACTCGCAACTATGAAGTAAAGAGTTCCGGGTTAGCCATCCGTTGCAATTCCATCATCTCGTCGATGGCACCTTGACGGATCTTCGGATCTTGGTTCATGTACCGGGACATAAACTCGTTGTCCGTGAACTTGGCCTTGATCTTGGCGTCGGCCTGAGCCGGAGTCATCCTGCCGCCAGAAACCATATCACTTGAGACGAACGTGCCTTCTTGGAACGACGATCCGATCTCGTGGAACAACTTAATCAGTTTCGCGGTACCGATGGACTTCTCCATCGCGTCAAACGCAACCTCATCAAGGCCAGCCTTTTTCGAGAATTGAATAGCCGCTCTACGGGCAATCTCTTCGTTCTGAGTAGCAGCCACGCCCCACTCCTTTTGCAGGGCGGAGTATTCGGCGTCGACCTTCTGTTGGAAGGCCGCTTCCTGCTGCTCCATCATCGAGCCGCTCATCTCATTCCACTTCTCGGCGATGCCCTTGGCCTGCTTGCTTGTCAGGCCGTACTCGTGGAAGACCGGAGCGAAAGCGTCAGCGAACGAGCGGTCCTGCCCTTCAGGTACAGGCAGTTCGTATTTGTCGGCGCTCTCAGGGCGTCCTAGGCGGTTATAGACCGAGTTCCAGCCCTCTACGTCGTCGTCACCCTTCGGCGCAAGGATCGTGCGGCCAGCCTTGTCAGCGCCGAACACCTTCTCCAGATTCTGGTAAGACATCAGCGCCTCGCTGGGATGCTTCCAGCCCTTGGCCTTGACCATCTCCCCGAGTTGGCTTGCCTGCTCAGGAGGCATTCCATCCATCGCAAACCATGACGGTGCGCCTGTATTCCCGGCGCCATCGCCGGGTTGCCCGGTCATGCCGGACCCGTTGTCGTCACTCATTAGGTAAATCCTCTTGTAGATTGGTCAAGGTCTTTTCGTCCAAGTGCAGCGCCTCGACAATCAACTGCACCGTCTCTTGTCGGCCAACCATCCGGCCAACTTCGAACATGTCCGTCGCTCCCGTCCGATCATTGGCGACCGGCGGCTTGCCGTACTTGGCGAACCGTTTTAGGTGAGCGAGTACTGTCGCGCCTTCCTCAGACAGTTGTGCGCCAGTCTTCGCATCACTGAAGAGCCGCTTGTAGGCACGGGATCGGAACAACGCACGATTCACCCGTGCGCGTATTAACAGGTATGGGCTTGGCATTATCGGCTCCGCAGCCAAGTGAGATATTCAGCGCCTTCTTCAGGCTCCCACCAGACCTTGACCATATCGGGATGACTGTCAGGCAGGGATGGATTGATCGTTGTCAGTACGCAGGGCGACAGCGCGTTATCACGGAACCCTCGCTCCTTGGCGTAACGGTCGTAGATCTTGTATGACGCAGCCTTGATCAAGTGCATTGTGATACCCGAGATCGGGTCTTTCAGCACCGAGTAAGCGCTTTCGTGCTTATGGCCTGCGACGTAGATGTGATCGCGTGTTCCGAGCATCGCGGCTTTCATCGGCCCGTGAGCCGGGTTCCACACTGACGAACCTGCGTGATCGTGTCTCGCGTTGACGCGCACTTCGCGGCCGTTTGGAAACTGCAACGAGATCCGTGCCTCGCTGGATTTGTACAGCGCGTTTTGCTGCTTTGCGATCCACTTCAGAGGATCTCCAGATCCGCTCCACATATCGTGGTTGCCGCCAATCATATACAGCCACTGGCATCGACCAACGAACCATTCAGCCAGTCGCCAAGCCTGCGAGGCAGACGTAGCCTGTTCGCCGTAAAGCCTTGCTAAACGGCCTACCCAGTTATTGGTCGTATCCCCCAGATTGCAGGCGAATAAGCCTTCTGTCTGGTTGCACAGATCCGTGTGCCGCTCCAGCGCTTCGATGTCGGTGCCGTCGTCATCGACGTGCGGATCGCCAAAATGCAGTAAGCCGATTGGGCCTCGCATCTTGATACGAACCGGAATGAGTTTCGATGATTCTTCGTGATCGCGCTTGTGTTGAAACTTGCGCTTGCGTTGAGCGATAAGTTCCTCGATGGGAACGTCGTCGTCAGGGACAGGCGTGAACTCAAACTCTTTCACGGCCTGAGTCTGGCGTCCGGGCTGATATGTCGAGACTGGAATCGACGCACCCTGCGCCTTCATGCGCTTGAGGCGGTGCAGGAACGTGCGCTCATTGAGCCCCAGTTCCGCAGCTGCTACCGCCCGTACCCCATTGTGCTTTCGTAACGTCTCAAGTATCTGATCGTCAGTTGCCTTTGCGGCTACCACAGCATCACCTTTTGCGAGTTACCTTGATGCCGAGTTCCTTTCGGCGCTCTGCTGTCCGGACATCGTCCCTGACCGCAGTCCACTCCAAATGACCGTCAA